AGTCCGTGGATCGGGTTTAGCCGTGCACTCTCAGTTGATTTTAAGTTCGTCAACTGGAAGTTACGGCACCTATGCTCGCAATTGCAAACGCTCTTACGGCACAGTAAAATATGCCGCTCGAGCCCACGCAACCATAAGCAACCCGAATTTAGCTCTGGCAAACCAGCTCGGTCTGATCGACATAGCGCTGCCCTGGAAGCTAATTCCCTTTTCTTTTGTTGTTGACTGGTTTGTCAACATCGAACAAGTACTTAGTTCAGTTACGGACTGGTACGGGGTGACACTTACACACCCTCACTACACTGAGTTTATAAGAGGCGAGTCGCAAGAGAATAACAGTAACTACGTGCACTACGGGTTTAATCCCCCGGGTACGCCTGTCTGGTCTTCCTTTGCTTCCAACGCTCTCAGGGCTCATGTAGAGTTAAAACGAACTATGGGCCTCCCCGGTCCTACACTCGTTGTTAAGCCGTTCAAGGGCTTCAGTATCGAGCGAGGTGTACAAGCCTTGTCCTTGGTTCTGGCTGTCCTTGGTAAATAATCTTTTATTGGAGTTAATCCATGCCAGCTATGGCGAACCTCACTGTCAAGAAGGCAGATGAGACCACCAATATCACTTATGATGCACTTACCGGCGCTGCCGGTGATGGCTCTAAAGCGGTTTGGCGGCAAGATACGGGTGCAGCAGCCGGGATGCCGGTCGGTCACAGGGCTACTCTCGAAATGAGAACCCTGTCGAATGGTCCAAAGACCGCTCGACGTTCGTTGATCGACTACAAGCGTCCCTACAGCACGCAAAACACCGTAACCTCGAAGTACGAATCTTCGGATTCGTTTGTGTTGAACGCCAATGCTGTTATGCCACTTGCCATCCCGGCAAGTGAGCTTGCAGAAAGTGTTCATCAGGCTTGTAACCTGCTCGCCCAGGCGCTCATAAAAGATGCGCTTAAGGCGGGCTATAGCCCACAATGAAGACCGCCAGCCGAGGCACCATTCTCATCATATTAATTTTTGTGATTGAGATAGGTGAACCGGTTACGCGTCTTCTACGTGCAATTGTCTCACTTATGTGAACAAACCAGAGGTCGGTATGTCTTTTAAAGTTACTTTAGAGACTGTGCTTTCTATTTGGGAGCAACTTGACTGTTCCACTTCATTGCGTCTCACTATAATGGTGAGATATGATGAGTGGGCCGAGGTCTTGGCCACTAAGGCTGAGCCTGAACACTTCCTCGATGCTAATCACTACGCTCGGGCGAACGCAGCAATATGCATTCTGAAGAAATTCCCGGATATCCCGGGGTTTACCGATGAGATGCGTGAGTCTGCTGCCCGTGCTACGTGGTTCGCCGGGGAGGCGTCGTGCTACAATGCCAATGAGCGTCTGAACGTCTTTCTCGAGTCGCCTCTCTCGGCAGACTCGCTGTCGGAATTTCTCCGACAGGTTAGACGCAAGATTATCTCATGGCTAGGGAAACCACCTGATGATGACGAGCTAAAAACTCGCGCACGGCATGGTCCCGGTACGACTTTCTCAAGTTCGGTGGCAAACCCAACTGCTGCTGATAAATATGAAGATGCTATGACTGTAACGCCGGATGCCGTGATTCATCTTTTGAATCTGGCGGGTACCAAATGGATGGACCTCGCGGTCCAGAAATTTGAAAATTCCGGGTCATTTCATACGGTTGTTCGCGGTAACAGACACGCATTCGCACCTAAGGATGCGCTGACGTTCCGTAATATCGGAATCGAAGCCTCAGTCAACATGTACTTTCAGTTGGCTGTTGGTTCCTCGATGAGATCACGGCTGAGGAGTCGTGCTGGTTGGGACCTCGACAACGCGGCATCTGTCCATCGTGAGATGGCTCGTCGCGGATCTGTTGATGGTTCATTGGCCACCATTGATCTGACAAACGCAAGCGATTCCCTCTGCAGTACCCTCGTTAGGGTTCTGCTACGTGACACTGGCTGGTTATCTCTTTTGGAGGACCTGCGATCGACGCATACTTGCGTTGATGGTGTCTGGCATCGTCTCGAGAAATTTTCGAGCATGGGGAACGGCTACACTTTCGAACTAGAAAGTTGCGTATTTGCAGCGATCGCAGCAGTTAGCCTAGAGTTAAATGGGCAGACTGTTGAGTTTGGAAGAAATTTTGGCGTCTTCGGGGATGATATAGTAGTCCCCATGGAGTCTGCCAAAACTGTAGTTGCTGCTTTGGAGTGGTGTGGTTTTAAGATTAACGCTAGAAAGACCTTTCTGCAAGGTTCCTTTAGGGAATCGTGCGGGGGGGATTACTTTTTGGGTGAGCCCGTTCGCGGACTCTATCTTAAGCAATCACTAACTAAAGCCAATCACCAACGAACCTTCATCACCATAAATGGGATAAGGAAGTTATTTATGCAGTTGAAGCTGGATTACTCCGCTATCTGCATGACTCTTATCGAAACCATTCCTAGCCACCTGCGCCTGGGTGGACCGGATCGCCTTGGCGATTCTGTTCTTCAGGGGTACATGGAGCGATGGAACTGGTCTAACGGTATTCGTTGGTTACGTGTTGTGCGTTGGGTGAATCCAGTTTTAATACGCTGGAGTTACTTTTCACCTGAGGCACGGCTAGCTTGCCGTCTGACTGGCTATGGCGACACCCGCGGGATTAATACTCGGGGGGGGCGCGTATGCCAAGAAGTGATGTGGGTCAA